AATAGAAAAATAAATAAGTGCCGGCATCAGACAAAGAAAGAGAAAGACTACACTATTTATAAAACCTCTGCGATTTTTAAACACGACATAAAGCATATACGGAAACAGCACAATTGAAAGTTAAAAAACCTAAATAGATAGCGATAATACAAGCTAAATACAACATTATAACCTTATCCTTGGCAATATTCTACCTAAAATTGTAATTTCATCATCAGGCTCAATATAAAACGGCTCATATTCCTTATTAATGGGTATTGCTTTGGCACGCTTGCCTATAATGCAAATCTCTTTCATAAAACATTCACCATTATAGCGAAAAGCGAAGATGTGTCCGTCAATAAATTCTTTTACAGATTTATCCAATATAACCCTATCACCATGCTTATATTCCGGCGCCATTGAATTACCTGAAACCGTTACTATTTCACAATTTGCAGGATTAATTCTTATTCCTCTGTCTGTTATAAACAATCTTTTATCAAGACATATTCTTTCTATGTGCTCGTCTAATACTTCAATTCCATAACCTGCAGATAAATATACTTCGGGTCTGTAAATAACCTCAATGCAGTTATTTTCCATTGATAGATTGGTTATGTCTATAGCATAATGCTCTTCAATTTTTCTGATATATTCCTGCGGAAATTCTTTATTCCCAGTTTTATAATAAGAAATTGTTTGCCGTCCCAAACTGCAAATTTTTCCCAATTCAGAATATTTCAGCATTATGCCTGTTCTTTCCTGAACGGCTTCTATAACTTCGTCTACCTTCATATATTTCCTTTATTGTAAAGATATGTAACAAAATGTAATACATTTGTACGAATGTTCTTGACAAATTTTGTACAAGGCTTTAAAGTATTAGTACAGTTTAGGACAAAAACTTTACAGAATTGGACAATTAAGTTCTAAACACATCATATATACATTATTCAGTTGTACATAAGAGATAACAGCTTTATACAAAAACCCGAAAACTCTTATCTGTATTATACAGCAGTCTGAATAAAATTTAATCAAATTGTGACAAAAACTTTACAAAAGGCAGCAACAAGTGAACAAAGAATTTTACAAGGAAATCAGAAAGCGAAATGAAAACGCTTTTATTCAAAACCGTTCAAAAGAAATTGAAGCTAAACAAACAGGTGTAGATATTCCGGCATTCTTATATGCAAAAAAAGAATATGAAACCCTGCAAAATAACGATCTTATCGGCTACTACGGTGAAGTGAAGGCAGGTATTTAATGTCATACGATAGCTATTTATCAAATCTTGCGGATGCGCAGACCTGCGTTCCTGAAATCGTAGAAAAATGGCAAGACTATAACGGTGAAGAAACAGACACAATCCCAATTTACAACTGCGAAGGCTGCGAAAATACGGATTGTGAGAATTATAAAAAATTCAATTAGAAAGGCGGTAAAAATGTTGACACTGATACTTTCGGCAATTTTTGGCATAAATGCAATAGTGCCTTGTACTTACGGATATTACGTAGACGTTAAAAGCTCTCATTATGGCTTTTATGCCCCGATTGAAAAAATCACAGACAATTACATTCAAATTGACAGTAATGAATAAAACAGAAAGGCAGCAGCAATGGGACAAAGAACACAAATTTTACTACAAGTAGTCGACAACAAAGGAAATGTGCAAAACAAACTTTATCATCATCAGTGGGGTTTTGCTAAAACAATGCCAATAATGCTGATGAGGCTTGAAACAAAACTATCCTATCTAATGAATACCTATACAGATGGTTTTAATTTCTTAGATTTTGTATATATGGATGGATGGGATATTTCAAATGAATTAGATAAAGCAGATATAAATGCACACTTACCACTTGATTGTATGGCAACTATGGAGCGCGTTTTAGATGGTCATGATAACAATAACGGCTATATGGTTGTCAAAGTGCAACAATCTGAAACACCCTACCATTATACAACACAAATAGGGTTTTTGAAGGGCTTAGAAGATACCCGGGATGAAAACGAATTATTCAAAGGCTATATTTCAGCCCGCGAATATATGGAGCAGTTCGGAAAAAAATATTGTCCTGAAAGTTTTATAAAATATTTTGAACTTTTTTGTGAAACCTTTGAAATTAAAAACATTAATGGCTCATTAATTCAGCAGCCACAAGAAATTGACAGGGTAATTACTGTTTATTTAGACCCTGACAAGATGGAAGAAGTGAATATAGCATCAGGGTTTGGTGTTAGCGAATTTGAAACCAGCAACTGGTGTGATTTAAGCGTATTTGAATATGATGCCACATTGGATAAAGATACAAAAAAACTTATAGACTACATCACTCCTGAACAATATAAAGCCTTAAAAGACGGGCAGGCGGATTATATTGTATTCAAGCTGGATTATTAAAGGAGGAAAGAAAATGCAACTTACAAAAATCAGTCTATATGACAACAAAGTATACATCCTTTATCAAACTGATAAATGGAAAACAAAATCAAGCCGTGTTTGTTTTGGGGTATTTGGGCTTCACAGCCACGCTGTTGAAGCTGCAAGAAAAAATAACCTTACCAATAGCGAAAGCGAAATTGAAATCGTTGAAACCACAATAAATAAATTTACAGAAATTTAATCTCTCTTAAATCCTCTGATGAGTCTTTGCAAATTAAGACGAAACCCCTCCGGGGGTCAGGATAAATAAATGAAAGGTAGCATTATGGCAGTACAAACAATTTCTCATAATGACGTTACTACAAACCGCCACGAATATATTGGTGGTTCCGATATTAGCGCCATTATGGGGATGAGCAGGTGGAAAACACCTTTAAAACTTTGGGCGGAAAAAACTTTAAAACTTCCTGCTCCGGATTTATCAGATAACGAAGCGGTAGAGCTTGGTAAAGATTTAGAAGAATTTGTAGCACAAAAATTCTCTTCAAAAACAGGAAAACAGGTACGCAGGGCGCCAAAAATGTATTCACATTCCGATTTTCCTTTTATGGTGGCTCACGTAGACCGTTTAATTACAGGTTCAGATGAACTTCTTGAATGTAAAACTTGTTCCGCCTTTAAAGCTGATGAATGGGAATACGAAACAATAGAGGAAGAACAGCCCGACGGCACAATTAAAAAGGTTCAAATTGAAAAAATCCCACAAGAATACATATTGCAAGTTATGTGGTATCTGGGCATTACTGGTAGAAAAATAGGACACATTGCAGTTCTTATTGGCGGACAAAGATTTAGAAAAAGAAAAATCGAATTTGACCAAGATTTATTTGACACAATGGTAAACGCTGCAAATGAATTTTGGGCGCAAGTTCAAAGCGATACACCACCGGCAATTATGCCTAATGATGATGATACTTTAAAAGAGTTGTACGCAAGTCACAGTGAATTAATGATTGAGTTATTTCCGACAGATGATAGGACAACCGCAGCGTGCGAAGAATTTGAAAATAATGTTGCGCATCTGCAGGAATTAAAGGCGCACAAAAAATCTATTGAAGATGAAATCAAGGAAAAAGAAACTACAATCAAAAACATAATAAGAGATAACCTTGGAATTAAAACCCCAAAATATAAAGTAACTTGGAAGCTTCAAAAGGGTCAAATCAGCTATGACAAAGAAGCTATGCAGGCGGATGGTGTATTTGAAAAATATGCTTCTCAAAACTCTTTCAGACGTTTGAATATAACAAAAAACAAAGACTGCGAGGTGGCATAATGGCACAAAACGCAGCAGTAACAAGGTTAAAAACACAGGTACAGACACAGCGCCAAAAATCAAAACCAATTGAAGAATTGATTGAAAAATCTTTAACCGAACTTGGCAAAGCAGTTCCGGCGCACTTGTCAGCTGAAAGGCTTGTAAGAATTGCACTTACAACAATCAGATTAAACCCAAAATTATCTGAATGCACTCCGCAATCCTTTTTAGGGGCATTGTTTCAATCGGCGCAATTAGGCTTAGAACCTAATGTTGAAGGGCAAGCATACATTATTCCATACAATAATTCCAAAAAAATTGTTGAAAACGGTAAAACAAAATGGATAAAAGTACAGGAAGCGCAATTTCAAATTGGCTATAAAGGATATATTGAGCTGTTTTACAGACACGGTTCAGCATCTTCAATTGATATGCACGCTGTATATGAAAATGACATCTTTGAAT